GGTTTCTTCAATGCTGACACCGGCATTTTTTGCCACAGGTGCGGCATAGGTCAGCGCATCGCTCATGCCGTCAAAATCGGCGGCGGTTTTGTTCATCGTCATGGAGAGAACATCCCCGATATGAGCGACCTTATCGTTTGAAAGCTGAAAGGCAGATTTCATCCCCATCAGCAGGGCGGCGTTTTCTTCCATCGTGCGGCGGTTCGCCAGCGCCATATTCAGTGTGACCGGCGTTGCCGCCTTAATGGCATCAACATCCCCACCGGCTTTCGCAATGATAATCTGCGCACCGGCCGCATCATCCGCCGAGGCGGCGGTATTATCGCCGAGCTGGCGCGCCTGCTTGCGTAGTGCAGCCATTTCGGCGGAGTCTTTTGCCACTCCGAGCACGGCCTGCAATTCTGAGTTTTTCTGCGCAAACTCATAACCGGGCATCAGTAGCTTAACACCGGCCATCGTTCCCGCCGCCGCAATCCCCACACCGGCAGCGCCCACTGAGGCCATATTTCCGGCCAGTTCCTTTCCGGCCTGATAACGCTGTTTTACTGCGTTAAGTTTTGCCTGTTGCGCACTGACACGCGCCAGCGCGTCACGCTGCCGGTTAAGCTGCGCGGTGGTTTCACTGATACGGTTTTTCAGCCCCTGCTCATCATGTGCAAGATTGCGGGTATTAATTCCCACAGCAGCCAGTTCCCGCTGCTGGCGTTTAACGGAATCCGTCAGGCGGTTATATTTCGCCTGTAAGTCCTCCGCTGCTCGCTTTGCGGATTCCAGCACTTTCGCCTGAGCACGGGTCGGACGCTCGGTGTTTTTAAACTGTGTGGCAAGGGCTTCGGCCTCCTGCCGTGCCTTTTCAAGTGCATGACCAGTCACGGAGAGCTGTGCACTGTTCTTGCGGAATCCCTCAATACGGGATGCCTGACCGTTCAGCTCGCGCAGTGATTTTTGTGTTTCCCGGATATCCCCCGACAGCGATTTGCTCGCTGTGCGGATGGATTTAAACGGGCGGGATGCCTGGTCAACAGCCCTGAGCAATACCTGTAATTTTACATTGTTACTCATTCGTGTTTCCGCTTCGCCGGAGCGCCTTTTCGCGCCATGTGATGAGTTCGGTCAGACTCATGGGATACAGTTCTGATGGCGGCCAGTGAAATATCACTGCCACATCCGCCATCAGGTCATCGACCGACAGATTTTTAGGAAACGTTACTGCACCGAGTTCGGCGACAAAAAACCGACCACCTTACCGGCCAGCGCCACAAGGTCAGGCAGTTCCAGCGCGGCGACTTCCTGCTCGGTCAGCATCGGTGCCGTCATGCGCGGCAGCACTTTAATCAGTGCATCGACTTCGGAGTTTGCGACCGCAGCCAGACTGACACCGCGCAGCGTCCCGGCACTGGGTTTCATCAGCGTGACCTGTTCGATAACCTGCTCACCACGTTTGACCGGATTTTCCAGGGTAATGACATTTTCTTTGTCCATGGTTTTCTCACTTCTGAATCGGGGTTAACCGGTCAGCCTGGCTGACCGTATGAAAATCACAGGCCGATATTGCAGCGGTGTTGCTCCAGCCGGTCGACGCCGTTCACCTTCTCAATCATGTTGATGGTGTCGATTTCGACCAGCTCCTTACCGTCCATCGTCAGCCGGAAATAGGTGCAGACCACGGAGATTTTCGACTCGGTGTCTTCTCCCTGTTTACCCTCGCCGGTGTCGATTTCTTTCTGACGTCCACGCATGACCACCTCGACGGCCACCGTTTCGCCGGTATCGTCGCGCTGGTAAGAGCCTGCAAAACGAATCGGCACGGCATCCACACCGGTTGCGGCGTAAAGCTCCCAGATAACCGAATCCGGGAAGCCCCCGAGCGACCACTCCATTGACAGCGCATCGTCATCAAGGCCGAGGTCTACCGGTGCGCTGCCGTTCATCCCCGCACCGCGATAGTTTTCGAGCTTACGGGTCAGTTTTGGCAGCGTGACGGACTTTGCGACGCCCTGATAGCTGTAGCCGTTCAGAAAGACGTTCATTAACTTGAGTTTGCGCGGCATTGCCATCGGTCAGGCTCCTTAATTGCTGTTAACCGAGGTGACCAGATTTGCCAGGTATTTATCGGTAATACGCTGGCGCAGGGTCAGGTTTTCGAGAGGAGGCACCGGTGTATAGTCGTAGTCGATATACAGTTTTCCGGCCTTGAGGGTTTCCGCATCGTTGGATTCTTCGCTGAACCAGCAGGTCGCATCCACGATATAGCCGTTTGTTTTCAGCTCACGGAATTTGGCATTGATGCCGTCAACGATGTCGCGAATCAGCGTTGCGGTGATGGGCTTATCCACCGCCCACATGTGCGCCTCAGCCATCGTGTCGGCCAACACCTGCGCGGTGCGGGTGTAGTTTTCAAAGAGGAACAGCGGGTCATCAGAGCAGGTACGGTTACCCCAGAAGCGGAAACCGTCGCGGCGAATCAGCGTAGTGACACCTGACTCGTTAAGCAGGTCAGCATCAGTACCGGACTCCTGCAAATCCCAGAATACAGATGCGCTGATGCCGGTAACACCGTTCACCCCGACGTTGGACAGCGTTTTATGCCAGCCCTGCTCCTGGTCGATTTTAGCGCGCAGACCCAGCGCACGGGCGGTGGCATACGCGGTGGCGGTGGTACTGGCGACCGTATCCCATGCGAGGAAATCCGGCCAGATGACCATCAGCTCACGCTGGCTGAAATTCTGGCGGTAAGCTTTCACCTCGGAAATGGTTTTACAGCCCCATGCGCTGATATACCCGAAAGCGCGCAGCTTCTGACAGACTGATGCCAGTGCAACAGCCACCTCTTTGGTATCCAGCCCCGGCACACCGAGAATACGCGGTTTAACACCGGTTACCGACTCCGCCGCCAGCAGGGCTTTCAGTCCGGTGTACTGACCGTTTTCGTCGGTAGTGCCGATGATATTGGAAACGGTCTGCGCGAGTTTCGTTTCCTCGTCGTCGCCAGTGCCGTCTTCCACACGTACGACAACGGTGACCGGTTTTGACTGGTCAGCGATGGCCTGTAACGACGCCGCCAGCGTGCCTTTTTTACCGGCCTTTGCAATTGCGCTCTGCACATTGGTAATCAGCACCGGTTTATTGAGGGGGAAGATTTCCGCATCCGCATCGCTGGCCGTGCAGACCATGCCAACAATGGCGGTGGATACGGTGGAAATGACGCGGGTGCCGTCGTTAATCTCCAGCACCTGCACGCCGTGATGATAGTCACTCATCCGTTTAACTCCGTGGTTAATGGGTGCAACTATTTTCTGTTGGGCAGTGCATGAGACGCTATTTGACCTGGCTGGTCAGTGGATGAAACAACAGATAAAGAAAAGGCGGGCAATTCGCCCGCCTGTCCTGATTTGTACTCACTTATTTTCCGACTGACTATTTACATAGCCGAAACGCTATCAAATCTGACAGTCTGCTTGGAGCGAATTGCGGACGTTACTTTAAATTTCGATGCGGCTTAAATGACGTACAAATCGTTTCAGCCGCACCACCGGTGGTATCATTCCATTGTTAAATATTTGCCATTATCAACGCTGTAAACTGCAAAAAACCAGATGCAATTAGAAAGATAAACCCCGTGATTAGAAGCGGTTTCTTTTGCGCATTTTTAACGTGCGTAGTTGCATTTGCGAGATAATAAACATCCCCCTTATTGGTTGGCATTAATTGTTTAATGTTTTCTTCATGGCAATTTATTGCAAGAGAAAGTGCTGCAAGAATCCCTGTAACTCGATAGGCAAGAATCATAGAACCAATGATGCTACTAATTGCCGCTAGTATTTTTATGGTTTCAATTGTCATACTTTTTTCCATTATGAATTATTTACTCTTTAAAACCACTCACACATAAGTGAAGTATTGTTAATTGTTATTTTTTATAAGTTATAAATGAAAGATTCTCATCTAATATGAGTAACTCATACTCATTAATCCCTGTGTAAGGAAATCCTGTTTTAATATCATTCCATGATGAAAGGTTTATTTTTAGTACATCATCGGCCAGTTCCATTTTCACGGCTCCAAGTGGTATTGCAACACTATATCCGTTGTTATATTTTTCACTACTCTTATCTACAATCATAAATGATATTGGGTAGAATGAAATTATCGGCACCGCACAAGTTACTGCGAATGCTTTATAATTTCAATTAATTTTCATTAGTCAATCAGAAACCAAGCGGAAAATTTTAAGAAATCATAAGGTTATGTATGCTGCCGCTACGTCCGCTTCTGGCACAGAGCGGACTGTCAGATTATGCTTTACTCTACGCAATAGATATGTAAGCTCATACAACTTATTGCGGCATTTCCGGCCATTCAGGATTTGCAGGATCCACACGACTGACCAGAACGCTGTAGCGTTCCCATGCTTCCAGTCGGCTACGCTCCTCATCTGTTGCCATGTTCAGTCTGACCGCGCGCTCCAGCGGCAAAATCACGGATTCAGCATCTGCAAGAAGTCTGGCTTTCCGGTTTTCTGCCTGCTGCCGCAATTCCTCTGCCGTATAAATGCGTTTAATCACTTTGCCGTCCTTAAACATCCAGTTCCCTGAAATGTCCGCCCGTCGGTTAGCAGTAATATCCGGCACTTCAACAACACTTAATCCATCCGGTCTGATAGCTGTCACATCCTTTTCCACATAGCGGATGATATTATCTTTGTCGTACGCTATTTTTATCGTGTCATCAGCAAAATACTTTTGTTCTTCGTACCAGTTCTTACCATCTTCTGTAAAAAACCAGACGACATCAAAGTCCTTTGTCAATTGATATTGTTCAACTGTTTTTGGATTACCCACCGTTATATTTATCAAATGCTGCATAAATTATACCTGCGCCACGTTGTACCATGTCCCGTTAATGTATTTCTGAACCGGTCTGTAATATACGCCACCAATGTTATCGGCAGAGTTTGAGCCGGTATCCTGAACAATAATGCCGGTATATACACACCCGGACGGTGCCTGATGTGTCCATGTCATGCCATTGTTCGCAGGTTTGTATGTGGCGGCACCACCAAGCCGGATATCCCGAACATAGCGGGAGTCAAAATTGCTGAAATTTGATGGTATCACCTGCCCGGTAACCCGTAGTGCATCAGACTTAAGCGTCATCAGGTCTTTTGTTGTGCTGCCAGACCTGATGCGCCATTTAAAATATTCATTGCCATTATCACCAGTTTCAAACCACATGTATGAGTCAGAATCAGCATCTGAATCATTTTTAAATCCAATTTTCGCCCAGTCAGTGTTTCTTTCCCAAATCAGGAAGGCATCATTGATAAATTTTATGCTGCCTGACATGCTTCCGCCTGATAATGCCAGAGCAAGAATATCCGCAGGTGTTGGCTTTCGTGATGTTGTATAAAACTCAGACCAGTCAGCCTCAAATCCATACCCATCACGTGCCGACCTGTAAAAAATCCCCCTGTTTTTAT